ACTCGTGGCCGAGCTCAGCTATACCTTCGTAGCACCTACGTTCATAGATCAAGCAATCACAATACCAAGTCACAGAAGAACCTCGTTGTTGTTATTCACCCGTACGATCGTACAAGGCCTACCAACACTGATCAGTGATTGCATGGCAGTCACAGACAGTTAGGTTAGAAGAGACAGATCCTATAACCCCGCGCGTTCCCTAGATTACCTATATCAGCGGCGGAGTTATCTGTGCTAAGCTCACTGTTGGCTGTATCAGGCGTCTCCCCCTGCCCGAGACCGACCGTTATAGCTGTATCAGCGCGTTCCGAGACGCTGTCTATACACGCACCGACCCCCATCTGGTCGCGCCATTGACCCGTGTACAACCCAAGACTACCGACGAGTCCCTGGCGAACACAGCCAGCAAGGCACCCGTCAACAACGATCCAAGACTACCGACGAGTACCTGGCGACCGTAGCCAGCACAGCACACGTCAACAATAACAAATGGCGGACGAAGCAGCTAGCAGCAATGGAGGCTGCACGCTTACACGGGAGGAGTTGCTGGGAACCACAAACCTCAATACAAGAGAGTGGCGTCACATTGACCCAGAGATCTGGGACGATGAGATCGAAGCTCCAGACGACGAGGTAGACGCAACAGCAGCAACGACGTACATCGCGCGTGCGATTGCAGACTACACAGACCGGCCCACAGCGGACGCAGAGCTCTTTGGTGAGTTCTGTCAGGACTTTGAAGGCTGGACGCAAGCTATGTTTGAGCGTGCGCATGCGACGTACACTAAGGAACTGAAGCGGATCCTTCGCTTCAAAGGCGTGTACACTGGTCGTGTCAATATGCCACCAAGCGAAGCCGTGGCCAAATTGCTGCGCAAAGAGGATTGTCCAAAGTGGCCAGATGACCAATTCCGATCTACTGCCTTTGACAAGCGATCATTTGCGTATATGCGACAAGAGCGGATGCTACTAGGGCAATACACTGCGGGATCTGCACGACCAACGAGCGTAAGAGCGAGGAGTCGAGCTCAGAGCCAAACCTCGATGAGGGCAAGAGACCAAGACGCAGAGGATCAAGAAACCTATCCCCAAGATCATTCACGCACCCGGGATCGAGCTGGCGAACAACTAGAGCGAGAACAACAGCTAGCGGAGCCGCTTGCAGAGACAATTGAACGACAACACCAGGCGGATCAACGGCACCAAGGTCGTCAACCCTCCTTAACGTACAACAACTTCGAGAGATTCAGAGAATACACGCCGGCATACCCGCAACGACCAAAAGGACCGAGCGTCCCTCCGATCATGCCTTCAGGAGACACAGACCCTTACAAGGCAGTTCCTCCAATTGAGTTTCGCAACGAGAAGCTTAACCCTAAGACAATTAATGTCTTCACAAAGATGTGGGACCGTGAGAAGAAGTACACAGGAAAGCCATACGATCTCCTAGACGACAAACTGAAGATCTTCTACAGTATCTGCTATCACGCAGATATCCAACCAGGCCAATTCCATGCAGTCTTTCCGCGGATCCTAGAAGGCCGTGCCCAGGAGTATTACCTCCACTATGTTGATCAGCGGATGGACACGTTCTTGACTGTGTATACAAAGCTCAAGAACCACTTCGACACAGACGTTAACCATAGCCACTACTACGCAGACTGGACAACGATATCCTTTGCCAAAGTTAGTAGGGAGAACCCTGACAAGACACTCCATGAGGTCCTTGACATTATGCTGGACAAGCTCCAGCTATGTCAGAGGGCACTTGGGCAGCAGTACATGGGCGAGTACGCGCTCCGTACGACTGTAATCACAGCATGCCGAGGTGTCAAAGAGTTTGCGATGGCGCTCTACAGGCCATCTCTGGAATGCGAGGTCCTGTTCGGAGATCTACGATCGTCGATCGAAAACTCACTCGCTATGACCACCTCTGCCAACCTCACTGAGGTAGACCGAGATGACCAGTACTACGTAGACCGCCGGTACAGCAGCAACGGGAGAATCCGAGGTAGATCCCAAGGCAGAGGCGGAAGTAGAGGCGCATTTCAAAAGAGCGAACAACACTTTGACAATAGCCGTAGGTTTAAGCCACGATGGAAGAAGAAGTGCTTTGTATGCCAGAAGGAAGGCTGCTGGTCAACAAACCACACAGACGAGGAGCGCGAAGCTGCACGGGCGCAGTTCTTCTCTACGTTGTATTTCACAGGTGCACGGCCACCTGAGGACTTCTCAGTACACCTCGCAGAATACGAAGGCAGTGAGCATGCTAGCCAGTTCAATCAGAAAGGCTGGAGAAAAGAGGAAGATTGCGAGGATAGCGACGATGACGGCGCCGGCGATCAGCAATACTTTGAGTATCAGTTTTTCAAGGAGCAATGCCTTGCAGATCAGGCATTCTTACATCACATCTCTGGCGATGACATATACAGCCAAGGCGCGCCGTCAGCACCAGCGTCGCAGTTTCTGCTCAAGGACCGCTATACGCGATCTATGTACCAAGGAATCCTACCTGACACAGGTGCAGCAAACGTATCTACAGTCGGCAAGGAGCAGTATCTCGCACTGACACGAGAAGATCCAACAGTCATGATAGACACGTCTACAGCAGGAAAGGCATCTATTAAGTTTGGCAAAGGCGAGGCTACAGCGTCGATTGGCACTGTGCAGGTCTCCACAGAGATCGGGAAGATCAACTTCGAAGTGCTTGAGGCGCCTACGCCGTTCTTACTATGCCTTGCAGATATGGATAGGTTAAAGGTCTACTTTAACAACACCACAGACGAGCTCGTACAGGACAAGTTACGTGTCCCTGTCCTCCGCAAATGGGGACATCCATGGTTCCATCTGAACGAGAGGGAGAGAGCAACTGTGTTCTTAACAGATACAGAGTTAAGACGACTCCATCGTCGGTTTGGACACCCAGCCGTCATGCGACTAGCCAAACTCTTGAAGGATGCTGGCCACAACGACTTTGAAGAGAGAGCCCTCGAGGAAGTGACGAGGTTCTGCCACCACTGCCAGCTCCACAGCTCGGCGCCACGCCGATTCAAATTTACTCTCAAGGACGATCACCACTTCAACTACGAGATACTGGTAGACGTGATGTATCTTAGCAGCAAGCCTGTATTGCATGTGGTTGACTCTTCAACCGCTTTCCAAGGTGCAAAATTCCTCAGCGCTATCTCAGCCAAGGAGACATGGCAGGCACTGCGGATGCTATGGATTGACACGTATCAAGGACCACCAGACATTATTACACATGATGCAGGCACCAACTTTGCAAGCGCAGAGTTCCGTGCTGAGGCAAAGATTATGGGAGTTACATGCAAGCAAGTACCTACAGAGGCTCACTGGTCGGTGGGCAAGACTGAGAGATATCACGCACCACTTCGCCGAGCATGGGAGATACTCCATGAGGAGCTCCAAGGCGCTATGTCTAACGAGGCAATCCTTCAGATGGCCGTGAAAGCTGTCAACGACACCGCTGGACCTGATGGGCTAGTCCCGACTTTACTGGTCTTTGGAGCATACCCACGAATGACTACAGAGTCACCGCCATCCCCCTCAATGGTCAAGCGAAGCGAGGCTATTCAAAAGGCGACGAAAGCCCTGCGCAGACTCACCGCAGAGCGCCAAGTTGCAGACGCCTTGAACGCCCGAAATGGACCAGCCACTGCAGACACGCTCGCGCTCCCACTCCAGAGCGAAGTCTTAGTATGGAGAGAGAGTGATGGCTGGAATGGCCCATACAAGATCGCCAGTATAGACGGCCACAACGTCACTGTCGACATGGTCAATGGTCCAGCGACATTCAGATCAACTGTCGTCAAGCCATACTACCGACCAGACCACCTTTGGAGCGACCCTGATGCGCCACACGCCCCGAATGAGCCGCATGAGCCGCATGAGCCGATAGCAGTACCTCTGGCAGCGCAACCACGCAAGAGAGGCCGCCCCCTAGGATCAAAGAACAAACGCAAGGCGCGCGCGTACATTACCAGGAAGGAGGAGGACGACCTTGAGCTAGCCATCAAGCTACGCAACGATGGAGTCATTACGACGTCAGGCGCACCCTTTGAAGCGTCCGATGACCAAGAAATTAGCGACCTCGTAGGACGTGGAGTTTTTAAGTTCGAGCAATTTGACGAGAAGCTACACAGCAAGATCCGAATCTTCAAGTCACGCCTAGTACGTGAGATTAAGGGGAAGACAACGAAACCCTACGAGAAATCCCGTCTGGTTATCCAAGGCTATCAGGACCATGGTAAGGAGGCTATCTTGACGCAATCTCCAACTATCCAACGATGCAGCCAGCGCCTGATCATGGCTATCGCACCTGCACTCGTACAACAAGGGATGACCATTGAGCTACGTGATATCACGCAGGCATATCCACAGGCGCACACATCACTGAAGCGGACGATACTCGCCCACCTCCCTACGGAGCTAGTATATCGATATCCAAAAGGCACGCTACTCCATGTGATTAAGCCGCTGTATGGAATCGCAGAGGCAGGAGTCCACTGGTGGACAACATACCACGGGCACCACTGCAAGGAACTAGGCATGTCGACATCTACGTATGACCCATGCCTGTTGATCACAAACAGCAGCACCAACGCCTTTGGCATTGTTGGGATGCAAACAGACGACACTCTCATGCTTGGAACAACCGAGTTTTCGTTACTTGAAGAGAAAAAGATCCAGAAGGCACAGTTCCGATCAAAGCCAAAGGCGGCACTCACACAAGAGGTGGAACTAGACTTCAATGGATGTACACTCACGATGAAAGACAGCAGCAAACCAGCCTTATCCCTCCAGCAGAAAGGACAAGGAGGAAAGATCAGGCTTGTGGACATCAAGTCACCTGATCGCGCGCAACAGTACCTAGAGCAGCGCGCCCGAGGAGCATACATCGCATCAACATGCCAACCGGAGGCATCATTCGACCTGTCAGTCGCCGCTCAAGCGCAGCAACCATCAGACGAGGACATCAAGGCGCTCAACAAGCGCCTGAAATGGCAGATGGAGAACCTCGATCGTGGCCTGCGCTACGTCACTATCAATCTCATGGAGGCTAAGCTGATGGTCTTTGTAGACGGCTCCTTCGCCAACAACAAGGACCTCAGCTCACAGCTAGGCTTTATTCTGATGCTCGTCAACGAGTCCGCAAACACCAACACCTTCACAATACGTGGCAACGTGATCCACTACAGCTCTACAAAATGCAAGCGCGTTACGCGGAGCGTACTGGCTTCCGAAATCTATGGCATGGTCAACGGCTTTGACATAGGCATCGCTATTGCCACCACCTTGAGGATGGTCACTGAACGACTAGGACTACCTGCAATTCCACTAGTCATCTGTACAGACTCGTACTCCCTGTACGAGTGCCTTGTGAAGCTTGGAACAACGAAGGAGAAGCGCCTCATGATCGATATCATGGCGCTGCGTCAATCGTATGAGCGTCGCGAGATCACTGAGATCCGCTGGATCAATGGTGACGACAATCCCGCTGACGCCTTCACGAAGGCATTACCGAATCGCGCCCTTGAACGTTTGATCGACAACAACGAGCTAGCAGTCCGAGTGGATGGATGGGTACAGAGACCAATAGGCTCTGATGTTTGATGCTACACACGCAGTCACTCTCAACAGATACAGTCACTACCGATACACGCAGAGTTACTAGCTATCCAGAAAGAAAAGACTTCCAGTGTCGGATCGTGAGTATCGGTAGAGACGTCGGATGCACAATGCTGGCCAACGAGCCGACTCGATCCTACATCGGTCCGACTCGTGGCCGAGCTCAGCTATACCTTCGTAGCACCTACGTTCATAG